CCGTATTGATGTAATTTTCTAATGACTTTAGTAAAAGCAAGAGCAGCATTTGAAACGGCAATCCTAGACACAGTTCAGGCAGCCGACCCAACTGTTACTGTAGTATTTGATAATACTCCCTTCACCACCCCAGGTAAAAATAAAAAGTATGTAATGGTAAACTTAGACTTTACACAGTCCACTACACAACCGCAGGGTGCAGCTAAAACTTATTACGCAGGAACAATAAGATGTGCAGTTATGACACCTATGAATAAGGGAACTGCTCTAGCATCTGCTGTAGCTGAATCTTTGATAGACGGACTAACATCAGTAAATGCCTCTACTTATACAGATACTTTTTCTGTGAGTCCCAGAGTCGGAGAGATTAATGGACCGACCTCTGTGATAGCAGAGCAGCAAAGTCATTTTATGAGTGTAATCAACTGTACTTTTAGTGCCAATGGTTAGAGATATAAAGCATCTGGTAGCTGATCTTGAAGATGCAATTCTATTAGGTAAAAGTTCTTCTGCATCAGAAATTCAATTTTCCTTACAGCATAGGAGTCCTTTTTGGACAGGTACTTTTAATAGATCTTGGAAAGTACAAAAAGGAAGTCGTGTTGCTGCGACTATACCCAGAGGAGAGTTTTCAGGCCCAAAAATTCCGAAGAAAGGAGAAATAATAATGACTACATTATCGGAAGCTCTTTATGTAGGCAACCAAACAGATTATGCAGCCTTTGTCATAAACCAGAAAAGAAGCGAGGCGGACGGAATGAAATACGAAGATTTATTCACAGCAAAAGCCCGAACAACTCCGATACCTAATCAGCCTGATTGGTACGATGTTTATTTAAAAACAGCATTAGAGAGTGACCTTAATGAAGGTTTCTCACAAGTAGGATTTAGTGTAAGAAAGTCATACGGTTGACTTTGATATATACTACAAGAATAGATACAGATTTTTATGTCTCCAGAAAGAGCAATCGACAAACTAAAGAAAGCCTTTAGTGTTCAAGAACGTAGTAGTTACTTCATTACTAAGGACGGAGAGCCTGTTTTAAAGATATTCTGGTCGCCACTTACTATAGCCGACAGAGATACTATAAACAGTACATTAGTAGCTATGAACAAAGGTAAAGAAGAAGGTAATCTTGACTTTTCTCTGCAAGTTTTAGTGACAAAGGCCGAAGATGAATCAGGTGCAAAAATGTTTACAGCAGCAGATTTACCCACATTAAGAAGAGAAATACCAATGTCTATTCTGATAGATATTATGACCAAGATGCAGGGAGTGGGTGAGGAGGAAAGCCCCGATGCCGTAAAAAGCACAACTGAAGCAGGATAATTTTGTTTACTTACAATTTTTTGTAGCAGAACAATTAAAGCTAACCTACAAAGAACTAAGGGAAAAGATGTCAGTCAAAGAATTGTATGCTTGGAACGCTTACTTTACCTTGAAAGCTGAACGTGAAGAAGAAGCCTACGAAAAGGCAAGGAGGCAAGCTCAAATTCGCAAAGTACGCTAAACTTTTAATATCTGTACTTTTGGAAAAAATTAGTGGCAGCCGAATACGAAGTAAATATAAAACTGAATACCGATCAAATTACTAAAGACTTAAATACTGTTGGCGGTAAAATAAAAGACTTAGGAAAAGCTCAAAATACTAAAGCAAAAAAAGCATTAAGCAATTCAGACGCAGTTCTAAAGAAGGAAATAGCAATATTAGCCACAGAAAATAGAGCATTAAGAACTAAAGGTCAATTACTTAAACTTGAGAAAGACGGATTTGGAATAAAAGGTCAGTTAAGAAAATTAGACGAAGCAATAGCCATTGCTAATAAGGGTGAAGTTGATTTTGCTAAAACATTAATACAGAAGCAAGAAAAGGGGATAATATTAAGAAAAAATCAATTAGCAACAGAGACAAAGATAACAGAACAAAGAGTTAAACAAGCTGCATTATCTACAGGCATAACATCTCCCGTGTTTGGTAAGCCTGGTCAGACAGGATCTCCCTCGAACATAGCTGCTGTTCTTAACGATCCATTATCTTCTGTATCTCCTGTGCAACAGGCTTTGAAGAAGATGGACGATGAGACTAAATTAAATCAAAAGCAAGCAATATTGAACAGAAAGAAATCGTTGAGTCTAGGTAAAGCAAATTTAAAAATAGTACAGGACGAGGTAAAAGGCGAGCAGCAAAAGGTAAGACTGTTAGCGGAACAAAATAAGTTAGACAATAAAATAGCTATGAGTGGAATAAGTCCTCAGGGTGCTTTCAGTAGATTATCTGATAGGCAATCTCGTAATGCACAAGGCGGAAGAACATTTATGAATAATCCGTTCTTTGCAGGTATGAGTAGGTTGGGAGCAACTAGGGGATTTGATACTCAGAGTGCATTGATAAGTGGTGCGTTTCCTCTGTTATTTGGGCAAGGTCCAGTGGGTGCGGTAGCTGGTGGTCTAGGTGGTGGTTTAGGTGGAATGTTTGGAACAATGGGTGGATTTGCAGGAGGTATCGCTGCAACTGCAATAGTCCAGCAAATTCAGAACGCTATTAGCGGAATCAGTGAATTAGGGAAGGCATTAGGTCCATTTGCAAAAAATACTGATGCAGTTACAACAGCTTTAGGATTGCAGGGTTCAGCAGAAGAAGCTCGCATACAGATGCTTGAAAAAACACAGGGTAAGACAGCAGCTTTCAATGCAGCTATGCAGGTAATGAATGTGCAGATAGGTGAGAGGGGTGTTGATGCTTTAAGTGAATTTGGTGAGACAACTAGATTAATGAACAATCAGTTTGCCATTGCCATAACCCGAATAGGAGCATTTACAGCAGGACTACTTAACTTCGTAAATAAAACTCTGGGTATTCAACAAGGACTTAAGAAAGGTGCTGCTAATCGTGCAGTGGAATTAGGAGTAGCCAGAGGAGATGAAAGAGCATTAGCACTGGAAGCGAGACAAGCAGAAATAGATAAAATGGATAAAGTTGAGCAGTTACAACTTATACCCTCTGGTGGAATATTGCCTAGTGCAATCATTACTGAAGTTAAGAGCAAAGAGGCTCAAGCTTTACAAGATTTACTAGATTTAGATAAGCAGAGATTTAAAGTAATAACAGACACCGAAGTAGAAGCAGCACAATTAACTGAAAAATTTGATTCTCTAATTAGTGCTAATCAAAAAGAGGAGGAACTTACTGCAAGAGTATTGGAGCTAAGAAGAAAAGGATTAAACCCCGAAGTAGCTAAAACTGTAGCTGAAATAGAAAAACAGGCTAGTCTCAGTAGGGAATCATTGGATAATGAGATAAATCAATTACAAAAGAATAAAGAACGAAATGTTGATGAACAAACCAGATTAGATACTCTAATAAAGCAAAGAGATGCTATAGATAAACAAGTAAAAGGTTTAGATCAAAAATTACAGAAAACACACGATCTTACCGAGGCAGCGACCCAAACTTTAGATGCCTTTGAAAAACTAAGAGACACAATAACAATAGATATAGGCAACGGAATTAAAGGTCTAATAAAGGGAACTGAGTCTTTAAATGATGTATTACGGAATGTGGTTGATAAATTAGCTGATGCAGCACTAAATATGGCAATATTCGGAAATGTGGGCGGTGGATCGGTAACAGGAGGTCTATTAGGTTCAATATTTAGGGCAGAAGGTGGGCCTGTAAAACGAGGTGGTAGTTTTATTGTTGGAGAACGTGGCCCAGAGCTATTTACACCTGGAGTATCAGGAATGATTACACCAAACCATGCTCTTGGTGGATCAACTACTGTAGTCGTAAATGTAGATGCCTCTGGTTCTTCTGTTGAAGGAGATGAACAAGGGGGAAGAGAACTTGGTCGTGTTATCTCAGCAGCAGTACAATCTGAAATATTAAATCAAAAAAGACCTGGAGGTTTACTTGCATAATGGCTACCTTTCCTTCTATCGCTCCTAAATATGGACAGCAAAAAAGATCTGCACCAAATACTAGAAGAGTTCGTTTTGCTGACGGATATGAGCACAGAATCTTATTTGGATTAGCAGAACATCAAAACCCAAAAATATTCAACCTAACTTTTGAAGTATCAGAATCAGACGCAGATACAATAGAAACTTTTCTTGATGCAAGGGCAAATGATAGTGCCAGCTTTACTTTTACACCACCTGGAGAAGCAAACTCTTCTCAGTTTGTTTGTGAAACATGGAGCAAATCAATACCATATTTAAACAGAGCTACGATACAGGCTACGTTTAGAGAGGTTTTTGAACCATGAGCACTGGTCCTGTTTTCAGCGAAGTTCAAAAGATAAACCCTTCAGCAATTATTGAACTTTTTGTTTTACAGCTAGATACAGCACTACATGGTGCGAATACTATTTATAGATTTCATGCAGGATCAAACTTAAATGCTAATGGTGAAATAGTTTTTGCAGGTAATTCATATCTTAGATTTCCTATTGAAGCCACAGGCTTTGCATATCAACGTGGTCAACTTCCAAGACCAAAGGTAACTATAAGTAATGCAACAGGATTAATTTCATCAATCTTAGTCAGTGTTAATCAGATAACAGCAGGTAATGATTTAACTGGTGCTACTTTTACAAGAATAAGAACAATGGCTAGATTCTTGGACGCTGTAAACTTTCCTGGTAATACTAACCCTTTAGGCACGCCAGATCCTACAGCAGAGTTTAAACGTCAGATATTTATTGTGGACCGTAAATCAGCAGAGAATAGAGAAGTTGTTGA